CCCGCCACAGAAAGCCCCTCAAAGGCTAATTGCGTACGCAATCTCAATGAGGTGTCATCTTCTAAAATTTGGGGGATTTTAGGTGTAACATTATTATTCGCCTCTTGAATGACTTGTCTTTTCACATTGTAATTGGCGGAAATCACATCTAAATCTGAACCGCTTGCATAGGCTAACATTGTGGCTTTTGCCGCATTATTGATGCGGTTTCTTTCCATCAGCTGTAGATAAACCACTTCTTGTAATAATTTCGTGATTGGCTCACTTTCTAAACTTAATCGCGCTTGCCAAATTGCTCTTTCATCTTGTGGGAAAAGTGCGATAAATTCCGCTTTTCTGTCTGCGAGCAAACTTTCAAAATCTAAATCTTCTAGCACTTTCGGTGCATCTAGTTTTGATAAATCGACTAATTCGCTCATTGTTTATGTCCTAAAAATAGTTTTTCGTTGCGCATTTCTTGGTTATCTTTACGACTGCGTGCGACATAACTTGCCACAATGCCACCGTCAACCAATTCAGGTTTAAATTGTGTGATCTGTACGCGTGGTTCCCAACGATTAATTGCGGTGACGGCACAAGCTGCCAGTTGTAATAACAATGTGTGGCTGATTGGGCGGTCTATTAGCATTGGGATTAAACTGCCATATTCACGCCGCTGAATGCGCGAGCCAACAGGGGTTAGCAAAATATCGGCAATGGATTGTTTAATATGGTCGCTTTCTTTTTTTAATGTTTCGCCAGTGTATCGATTCATGCTATGCCTTTGCGTTAGAGGTTCGTTGGCCATCGCCTTGTTCAAGGTGGACGTGGTTTTGTAAACTAATTGCGCCACCTTTAATATCACCGCTTGCGGTCACACTGCCTTGTGTGCTGATATTGCCTTTTGTGGTGCTTGTGCCTGTGGTTGATAAAGAACCGTCAATATTCACATTGCCTTTGATATTGATAGTAGGGCAGTCAATATCAATTTGATTAGCGGCAGTAATACTGGCGGTTTTGATACCTGTCACAACCAATGCGCCATTTGATTGGTTGTAAGTAATTTTGGCACCGTCAGCAAATTCGATAACGTGTTCGTCGGCTGAATGGCTAGGGCTGTTTTGTGTGTAAAGCCCAACTAATATGCAGGCAGTGGTAAATTCACCGCTAACTGATAACATCACACATTGTTCGCCCACCGTAGGCGGCGACCATGTTTTAGTTGTGCCCGCACGAAATGTAACGAATGGTAAAAACTCTGTGAGAATATCACCGCTCTTTACGCGAGCACGTGCGGTGGCGTGATTTACTTCAGCGATCACCCCAAAGCGGATAATGTTGTCTAGTTTTCGTTGTAATTCGGCAGACATAGGCATTCACAGTTAAAGAAAATGCCTTATTGTTGGCAATATTGTGTGATGTGGCGAGTGGGGGAGCGTGTGGAATAATAGGTAACAAAAAAGGGCTTTCGCCCTTTTATTATGTTCTGTCCCACATTGAACTTCTAGCCCTTGCTTGGCGTTGGTTTTCGATGCGTTGTATTTCTTTTGCCACTTGTTGTGCTATGGCTCGTTCGTCCATTCCTTGTGCGGCATTGATGGTGATATTTACGCTCATTGGTTGGCTGGATTGAGTCATCACTGGACGAGCAGAAATGGGCGCACGAGTATCCACTTGCACAGGAGCGGCAGTTGCAACGCTGATACCCAAACCACCCGCAATAAGTGCTCTTTTGCCGTAATTAAGCGCATTGAGTGTATTGATGCCAAGGCGTGATGTGGCTTCTTTGGTCATCACGTATTCGCCACCGTGGACAATGCCCATGGGTTCATATTTGCCGCCATTGCCAGTGTAGCCGCCTGAAGAATACATATTCGAATCAGAAAGTGCATCGAGTGTTCTTTCAGTTATACTTCCTGATTTGATAACCTTATTTGTTTCTTCATTTCTTGATTGTTTGGCATTTTCAACAATTTTTGTTCCTGCTTGAATACCTGGCATATTATCGATTACCCATTTAATGCCATCCATGAGTAGCTGTAATGGTTTGAGAGCCAAATCAATACCTGCTGATAACCCTTCGCCAAATTTTTTACCTGCACTGGCTGCAGCATCTAAATCTTCCTTGGTACTTTGTACTGGAGACAATAAATCAGTAAACCATTTCACGGCTTTTTCAATCCATCCAACGACCACACCAAATGCGGTGCCTAGCGGTTGGAATTTTTCAAGGACAGGGGCGAGACCTGATTTTAATCCCTCCCAAACTCCGCCGAAAAAGGCTTTGATTGGATTCCAGAATTTATAGATAAGTAATGCTGCGGCGGCAATAGCGAATCCTGTTGTAGAAAATACAAAACCTAACAATTTGAGCGGTGATAATAATCCACGGAGAATAGAACCGCCCACAGAAGTCATAGAAGATCTAAACTTAGGTAATAATATATTTAATTTTGAAAGACCTAAAAATAATCTTGCAACGGGATATAAGATAAAACTTAGAATTGTGGCAAATGCACCAAAGATAGTAAGCGAACCACCAATTACGCCAACAAAAATCATTAAATTAGATGATAATTTTGGATGGGCAACAATCCAATTTCTTATGGTTTCGACGACACTACCAATTTTCTTCATTAGATTATCTAATGTTGGCGCAAGCGCGCTGCCAATAGTCGCATTGAGATTGAATAATTGATTTTTGAATATTCCCCATGTGGATGAAAGGGCTTTCATTCTTGTATCAAATTCGCGTCCCATTGAACCTTTTGCGGATTGGCTATTTGCGAGTTCAATTTGTCTGCGCCATTCTTCGGTATTAGATGCTAATAAAGCAAGTGTTTTCGTATGTTCTGTACCAACGAGATCAGCAATAAACCCAAGGCGTTTTTGTTCTGGCATTTTCTTTACCGTTTCTACAATTTTCATTAATGTGCCTTGTGCATCTTTCGCCATTCCTAGTTCTACTTGGCTTGCATCTAATCCCATTGCTTTTAATGCTCCTCGCACTGGTTTTTTCTTCGTGGCAGATGAAAGGCGAGTAAAGATGGCATTGACTGCGGTGGCTGAGTCTTCTTCTCCCGCACCAGCGGTTTGTAGCGTTGAACCCAATGCGGCCATATTTTTCTCGGTGATTTTTGCAATGCCAGAGATACCTGATACACGATTCATAAAGCCAATAATTTCTGTACCTTTAGAGATCGCATTGTCGTCCAAATAATTAATTGCATCTGCCAGTTCGCGTGATGCAGCAGATGATAATTTAAAGTTTTTGGTGACTTTGCCGTATTGTTCGACCAATTCATCAGGATTTGCTGCGTCAAAGGCTGTCGCCATTTGGGTGTTTAATCGCACAAATTCTTCTAATTGTTCTTTAGGTACATCCATACGTGCTGCGGATTCAATCATGTTTGCGATTTGTACGGTGGTTAATGGCAATTCTGTCGATAAATTTTGAATCTTTTGTTTCCATTGTTCAAATTCGGGCGTTAGGTTGCCTGCGTCATCTTTTAACCCTTGAACTTGACGTGCTACGCCTAACATAGCATCTTCAAATCCCATAAAATCCCGAACTGAATTTGCCAATGGTGCAGTCATTGTTGCACCTGCTGCTGTTGCCTGTGCACCAATGATTTGTGCTTTTCCACTGATATCTTTAAGTTTCTCAACTTGCCCACGGTATTGATTATAAGCGGCCTGTTTTGCGTTGAGTTTTTTCAATGCGGCTTCTTGATTTTTAATTTGATCCGTCGCACTTTTGGTGTTTTTCTGTAGTTCCCTTTGCTTTTGCGCGAGTTTTTCTGCGGAAATGCCTGATTTTGCTAATTCTTGGCGTGCTTGCTGTAATTTATTTGCTGCATCAATTTGTTCTTGCTTGAGTTTTTTTACCGCACTTTTTGCTTTCTCTACTTCCTTTTGAAAGCCTGCAGTAGGATGTTGAGCATTCTTCATATATTGAGCATAAGATGCGGCTTTTTGTTTTGCTTGCTCTAATTCTTGATTCAGCGAATCTAATTTTGATTTTAATGGGTTGATAGCAGAAGCATATTGTTTCATTGCGGCTTGATGTTGCTTATTTTGCTGATTTAGTTGTCGCTGAATCGATTTGCTTTCTTTTAGTTTTGCCGATAGCTCATGAACGCTTTTAGATGCACTGCGAACTGGAGCAGACATTTTATCAATCGCATTTAATAAAACTGAAAGTTGTAAGTTGTTCATAAAACACTCGCTTTTTGTTGACAAATATTTGTTTTAGGCTTAATAATTAAGAAAAACAGAAAGGAGAAATAGCAATGATGGCACTACTTTCATTAAGCGTTTTTGGTATTGCACTATTCGGGCTTGCTATCGCATTTGGTGTGATTGCATTACCTGTTATGGTATCCGGAATTGTTGCTGCACCATTAATTTTCCTCTATATGATGATGCTAGGATCTATCTTATGGCTAGCTGAAATTAATATCTTTCTAGGGCTTTCTGCGTTTGCTTTTTATCTTTTCTGTATCTGGAAATGGAATCAATATTTGAAAGCTAGACACTCAACTGCTCAATAATCAAATCTTCAATTAAATCCACATCACTTTCCGAAAAGCCCAGTAATTCACGCTGGGCATATTGCACTTTGAAATCTTTATTTTTAGATGGGCTAGCGCTTAACCCGTATTGATGCACTGCAGCAATGGCGGCACTTGAGCCATTAAAACCCACTGAAATTTCGTTACCATTTGACCGCACTTTTAAATGTCGGACGGTGCGAAGTTTGGCGAACATAGCTTTGCGTTTGATTCGCTCTTTCTTTTTTCCAAATTCTTTACGTGGTTTTCTAGGTTCAAAGGCAGAACCATCGGGATTTTGTTGGCGTGCAATTCGGTTTGATTGGCTTTTTCGTAAGGCTTGCCCGATTTTTCGCCCAAGCTGTCTGCGAGCTTGTGGAGAAAGATTGGCAATAAGTGCGGTCAATTTTGCCTGAACTTCTTCTACTGTTGCCATTAGACTATATCACCCTCAAAAATTGGCGAATCCCAGTTTTCCAAATAGACTTTTACTCGGGTTGGTTCGTCCCATACTGGTTCTTTTGCGTAATGGATCTGCACATTATTCCCGTCTTTTTTCGACACGACACGTTCAGTGAGTTGGATTTCGAAACTAATGTCAGCGGTGTTGTTATTGTTGTAATCCACCTGGAATTTAAATGCATTCTCTCGAATTTGTGGATTTTCTAATATTTCAGGTTGATTTGTGCGCAGATAAGCCATCATTGGCACAATCAAAGTGGCAATATCGCCAGCATAATCAGTCACCACAACATTGAGTGTGTAACGGTATTCAAAACTAAATGATGCGGCACCTGTTGCGACGATTTGCCCACCGTCTACATAAAGTTGTAGATGGTCGGGATTTTTTACAAAATCGGGGTGACTTTGTTCAAGGATTTTGCGCAGTTGGTTGGGCTTTTTCATTTGCGAAAATTCCGTTGTTGCATTTCAAATCTTTGTTGGCAAGCTACGCAACGTGTTACGCCTTGAATCATTTGTCTGCGCTTTTCGGGGATAGGGGCATCACAATCTTCACAATAAAGGCGACTTACCGCCTGGAAAGTGCGGTGTTTTTTGAGGGCGATTTCACGTTGCATTTCTTCAAGCTGTTGTGCTCGGTCGAATTGATCTGTCATGGCTGTTCCTTTTTATTAAATTCATCCATGCATTTTTTTAAACTCGAGTTTTCAATGATGCATAAATCAAGGTGGTGCTGTGTCTGTAAATAGGCTTCGGCTAATTCGCCATTGGTGCGAATTTGTGGCGAATATGCACTGCACTCAGTGGTTTGCGGACAAAGAATCGGTGATTTAATGACTTCCTGCTGAGTTGAGCACGCGTTTAACATCATCAGGCAAAGGGCGGTCAGCCCAATCTTGGTTTGATTTAAGTACATTTTTTAAATCCTGTGTTTGTTGATTTTGGTTTGCTTTGAGGTTATTTACTGCTTGGATGAGCTGTGCTTGCTGTTCGGCAAAATTTTGAACGCTATGATTTAACTCAATGTAAGAGTTTTGCCATTTCAGTTTTAGCTGTTCTTCTTTGAGCATTTCTTTTCGCCAGTAATTCGCCTCAAACCCCAGGAAAATAATGAGGAGTACAAGCACTATTGGTCCGATAAGTAAAATGCCTCGTTCTTTTGCGGTTAAGAAATTAAACATAGGTTTTTCTCCTTTTGACGGCGTTCAATTAATCCTTTTAGCGGTTTTCCTGCTGCATAAATCCAACGTTCAAATTGACTGCACATGGCTTTGTTGTAGCCTTGGCGTGCCATTTTAAAAAGTGAGCTATTTTTTAATTTGCCACATCCTACGTTAAAGGTGATGGAGACGAGGGCATCAAATGCACCTTGTGGCATGGTTTGCCCATTGGCATATTGATTAACGCATTTTTCTGATTGTTTAATGCCTTTTACGTATAATTCGGCAATTTCTTGTAAGGTGTAAATTTTATTGCGGTCAATTTTTTCAACGGCATCGGTTATGCCTATGCCGACTGTTAAAACATCAGCAGGGCATTGATAGGGCTTTTTCATGCAACCCTCGGCATTGCCAATGAGTAACAAGCCTTTTTCGGATGTTCGAATTTCATTCCCATGAGTGGCAATCACCAGTCCAACAACGGCAGATATGGCGCAGATGTATTTAGCTGAACGTTTAATCATGATGATGGATCCGTTGTTCGAGTTCTTTTTCTTTTAATTCAAAATCTTTTTTCTTGTAATACCAATTCACAAGAAAGGTGGCGACACCAATCACAATACCTGTAACCGATGCGACATCAGCCCAATTTACATTTGAGAACATATCGGCAATGCGTCCAATCAAAAAGGCGAATATTCCTGATATGTAAGATGCTTTTGATGGTGTGTCGTGCATATCAGCTCCAAAGTTGAATTGTGTCATTTGCCACACTAATTTTTTCTGTATCAGCTTCTGGCAATATGACTGGGGTGCCAATGGGAATAATGGGCTTATCCATTAAATGCGGATTGAGTTCGCAGGTTATTTCGAGCAAGCCTTCACTGCGCCCAAAATGGCGATAAAGGATGGCATCTAAATTGTCATTTTGTTGTGCGTAAACTTGCATTAGATTAACTCCGCATCGACACGTTTTCGGCCCAATATGTCGCTAATCGCAAAGCGAGCATCACGGCGTAATTCATCAATGCTGTCTTTGAGTTGCGCCATTTTCTTTTCGCCATCATTGGTGCTGTCATAGCTTGCATAGCGTTCATAAAGGTTTGCCAGAGCCAAGCAACTTACCGCACGTTTATAACGATAAATCAGGACGCTTTCGCCATTGATGTAGGGGGCTGTGATCTGTTCTAAACTGTAGTGTTTACTTTGTGTTTTAAACATAGAGAGTTCTTCATTGACACTTGCCATTCCTTCAATTAAGGCATCTTGTAAACGTTGTGTGGTAATGGTGCCGTCTGCACGGTATTGATTCCGAAATTGAGAGAGTGATATATCGGGGAAGAAACCATCATTACTGATAATGTCATCTAAGATATCGTCATCATTTAACTGTTTCTGTACTTCGCCCATTTCATAATCGGGGGCAAGTTTGACTGATATTGCGCCGTCGCTCATTGATTTACCCTTATAAAAAAGGTCGGGTGAGGATTAAATTAAGCACGGCCAATAAATCCGTCAGAATTTGACCGCACTTTTAATCCGCCCGACGGCTGCGTGGTTTGCTCTTTACCAAAACCGATTATTCATCGGCTTTGTTTAATTGCTTACGTAATTTTTTAATATCGCCTTTCACGCCAATTTTCTGATCTAAACCCAAAGCACGTTCTAAATATGCCAGTGCTTGTTCAGGGTTCTTTTCAACCAATAACAAGCCCAATTCACGCAATAATCGTGCACGGCTTTCATCTGGCATGTCGCAATCAGCGGTGATGCGTTGAACTTGCTCTAAGTAAGCCACTTCGAACGGTTTATTGGCGGCTTGTGCAGCTTTGGCTTGGTCGGCAAATTCTTCTGCCAACAAGGTGCCAAGAGTTCGGGTAAATGGCTCGGGCAAGCGTAAATCATGAAATACAGCATAATCGGCAATCTGTAAGGCGAGATGATATTCGCCACAGTCAATTGCCCACACGCACCATGTCATCAAGACATTATCTTGTTTACCACTTCCGACAGATAACGCCCCTTCAATCCATGGTAGATAGTCAGGCAAAATTTGCTTTTTAAATGTGCCTTTGCGTTCCGTCGATTGGATATTTTTTAGGTCCTTTCGATGGCGAGCAAGAATACGGCACATTTTTTCGTATTCCGTAAAGTCGCTTAGATCTTCGGTTTC